CTTATATTTTAAGATTTGGATTCAACTTTCTGAATGCTGCAGTTACTCCGTCCTCTTCCTGATTACCTTCAAGATGTGCGAGTGGTGCAACATTCTTGCCTACAAGTGCTTTGAGTGATTCGGCACTCTTGCGAATAGCCTCTTCATCATCGCCTTGTAAGAACTCTAAAGCTTCGATACCAAGTCCCAGTTCAGCTGCTACCTTCGTTTTTACCGAGACGGTCTCGTACTGAGCAACCTGCTGCTTAAGTTCTCCTATCTGATCGTTCAACTGTTCGATCTCTGCTGTAGAACCTTCGGCTTTGGTACCTGCTTCTGTTAATTGATTTGTTAAGTCTGCGACCTGCTTTGTCAAATTCTCATAATTGGCTTTGATCTCGTCATAGTCTGCATACTTTGCTTTTGTTTCCGCTTCTGCGGACCTTTTCGCTCTGTCGATCCTGTCTTTGATTATCGAGTCGAGCTGTTCCTGCGTTTCGATTGGATTGAAATTGTTTTCCATTTTCTTCGCCTTTCCCCACTATTCCGCTGTGGTCTGCGTATTTATCCTCATAGTTGAAAACTAATAAGATACACGTTGTTTTTTCCGTTCCTTTGCCTCTGAGCATGCCCAGAAAGCAAGTATTGTGCTATCGAGTAATGCGATCTCGATATTGTCCCTGAGAGCCTTGTAACCAAATCCTCCGTTAGAGCCGATATTCCTTTTCTCACAGTTGGATACCGCCTGTTCCAGTGACGGCTGTTCCATATGGCATATGGTCTCTTGGAATAGAGCCTGTTCGAATTTGGAGTTGGCAGATATTATCTCCTTGACCGTAGGAAGTATCGCTTTCAGGCCTTCGGCTTTCAACCTGTCAGATAGTATTGCCTGACCGTTTGCTCCGTCTATAACTATCGTCTTAGGCTTCATAGCCTTCAGGTATTTCAATATCCAGTCGGTACCGTTGCGAACAGGCTGACAGTCAATCGCTTCTACGAATACCTTTTCACCTGTTTTGCATGCTACAGACATCGCCACATTAGATCCGTCATGTCCGAACTTGATTCCAATGCAGATGTACTTCCTGTTGATTCTCGGCATCGTCTTGACACAAAGTCTTGACCATTCAGCCTTCGTGATGGCAGACTTCTGATTATATTGAAGCCAGAGTCCTAACCTCTGGATATTGAAGTCTGTATCATCTGTTCCGACCTCGTCCATGACCGAGCGTTCTGTGAAGACAGTCCCAAGTGATGGATTCACTTCGTACCACAGATCTATGTCCTTGACATCAGACATGGACTCCACCGACCACTCCTCCCATCCGCTATTCAACGCACCACCCTGCAGCACGTTCTTCCTGAACTTTGTGAAGACCGTTCCGGAACTTGCCATTGTTGGTGGTGTGCCACAAAAAACTGTCTGAGGATTGAGTGAGTCTGTAACGATGTACTTGAGTGCAGATTCCTGATCATCGGTATACTCCTGAGCCTCATCGATGATGAGCAGGTCGTATCCCTCACCCAGGCCGCCTTTAGAGGATCTCGTTCGGAAGTTTATCCGTCCTGTCTTCTCTTTGTCTGTCCAGAAGATCTCCTCAAGGCCATATTGCCTGTGAGTCTTGAAATCTTCACCCTCTCTGAATCCGGCCTTTGAAAGGATATCGACTATCCTCTCCCATGACGAATGTGAAGTGGTTGTACGATGTGCAGTATGCAGGACTTTCTCACCATTGGTGAAGCCCCATAGTTCACGCATAATCACGCATTCGCTCTTCCCATTTCGTCTTGGTACTGAGAAACCAAACTTGGTATGCTGCCAAAGTCCCTCTTCATTGACAGCCATCATGTCTGACAGGATCAGTTCCTGCCACTCCATTGCTGTTTTCTCTGTCCTGTTATACAGCTCGATAGCTTCGAGACCTTTCGTCTCGGTATACGGTAATACAACGGATTGTGTGGGAGTTTGGCGGCCTTTTCTGCCGTCCATCTCACACCTCCGTTATTTTTTCTCTGCTGCTCTTCGCAGTCTTCTCTCAAGTGTTTCCGGTCGAGTATTCCACAGTACACTGTCCCGATCTACTTCACCCTTTGACAATGCCGTTATACGTCCTTTAGCAGATGGACTCGGAAAGAACTCCACTCGGCATCTACATCCTGCATGTCTCACATATACGTTCTTTGGTTCTTCGTGGTATTTATACGTACCTGCAAGGTCATGGCACCAATCACTGTGTTTAGTGTCGTGTGACGGATATCTGCCCGACCACGTTCTCACGATGATTGGGTTCATCCCTGCTTCAGCCAGGAAGTCTGCGTTATACTTGACCATCGTGTCGACCATACCCATCGTAAGTGTTGGCATGGCATTCTGTATCAGGCCTGCTACCGCTTCTGCATCAGCCTGAGAGATCTCATCTGCTACCGCTTGAACTTTTGCTTTGGGATACTTGTTTGTCTTTGGCTCTATCCCGATGTGTGCTGCATCGTTCAGGTTCCTCTGTGCCTGGACACCTGCATCAGTAATAATGCTGTGACCTGCTTTCATATAGGCTTCAAGAAGTTCCTCTGAATATTCCGAAGTCAAGATACCGGCGATATCGTCACCCATGATCTCAGCTATCTTACTGACTTCGTTATACGTGCCGACTCCATCATCGAGCCGTTTTATCCATTCCCATAGTTCCTCATGTTCGCCTAATGCTTCGAGTAGTTGCTGCTTAATATTGTCTGCGTCCATAAACACCTCCCTGCTTTAACCGGAGCAGTGCCGTATGTTGTGTTTTATATTCCTGTCAGATCCTTCAGCTTTTCAGCATCGAAGTAATCTGGGAAGGACTGTTGGAGTTTGATTGCTGCATCACCGATACCTGACAGTGCCGATGCATCCGGTTCGAATACCGGCTCCCATTTAGGTTTAGTCAGATAAAGCTGACTCCTCTTGTACGGGAAGCCATCTCTCAAGCATGCTGCAAGGTATCCTGCATTGAGTAAGCCTGATCCGAATGTCTTCTGTGCAGCTCGTGCTGTCAGTCTCAGGTTCTCATGTGCTGCCTTTATAGCCTCTGAACTTGATGGATTTGCTGTCGGGAATCCGAGGTCATCCAGTGTCAGACCGGTCTCACCGGCAAAAGCCGAAGCATACAGTCTGAACTGCTCAAGTATCGGAGTCATTGAAGTCTGCTGAAACTGTCCTACTGATGGCCTGTCTCCGTCATCATCTTTTGTGAACTGGAGCATCGCACTTATCGTTGCTTTCCAGGCATCAAGAGGTTCGGCATCCTGTGACAGACCAACGACATACTTCTGTGGGAACGAATAGAACTCAGCAGTGATATCTGCTCTTGTTATCGTCCATCTCGCTTTGTCTGTCAGGTCCATCGCTGCTCTTGTTATTACAGAATGACCAAACGGTCTCTTTGCATCCGGCTTGTATATGATCGGTACAAGCAGCGGATAGTTCACGTTGTGTGTGTATGTCATCGTGTAATCTGCAGTGAATATCTGTGTTTGGTTAGGCACAAAGTATGCCTCGATGAGCGGTATTCCGAGATCATTCCTCTCAAGCACTGCATATCCTTCTGCCAGAAGCCCGGTGATAGGATCTATTACTCCGGTTGCATTTGCTCCATCGATGACCTGCAATCTCGGATATCCGTCTTCGTCCTCAGAAATGTAAATGAACGAGCATGAGCCGATAAGTGCTTCATGTATCGCAGACCTGAAAAGCACATCAGGATTATTCATCTGGTAGATCTCATTGATATTGAAATTGTCTTCAGCAAATTCTCTGAATACGATCCTGTCTGCAAGACTGTCTACAGCCTTTGCCGGCCACCCCAGTACGGAGTTATAGATTTGTTCCAGTCTCTGAGGCACAGCCGGGGAAGGATTAAGTGTGTCATTCTTGCTCTCGTAGTACTTGTACCTTGTGAGCACCCTGTTCCGCTTCTGTTCCAGTTTTCGTCTAAGATATTCCATTCCAACCATTGATTTATTTTTTCTCCTTTTGTTTACAATAATGTTTATATCGAGATTTATTCCCACTAACGGCGTGAAGTACTGGAGCCCCCCGGTAGGGGGAGGTATGCCCCTCTTCATCATTCAAACTTTTATTTTGTCCCATCATTGATGTGTAACCAGTCCACATGATGAGGTAGTACCCTGTTACTTAAGACCTCTGTTTCCATTACAGAACGAGCTTCTATCAGCTTGTCTGATTTCTGTCTGTTGCATGTCCAGTGTGCCAGTTGCAGGTTGTCAATGTCTGATGGATGTCCGCCTTTGCTCACCGGTATAATGTGATCGATACACTTCGACAACGGATGCGGATACTTGAGTGTCATGTCCACCGGCTTACCACATATGCCGCAAACTCTTTGGCTTGCGTATATTCTCTTCTTGTTCTTCTCGAACTGTCCTCGGTGTGTACCGTCTCTGTCTGCTCTGAATGTTCCCATAGTCTTTCACAAAAAAGGGAAGGCTGTTAACCTTCCCCTCATCAGGAGTAAATATTAGATCATGCTATCGGAGTCTTGCTCCAGTCTAAACCGTATCTCTTGTAAATCGTTTCAAAGTCGTTGATGTCATGGTCCTTGACTGATAACTTCAGATCATCTCCGGAACCGCTTACCTGAATATGCAGCAGTTCATGGAACAGAAGTATCCTGATCTGTTCATCAGTGAAGTACAGGATGTTCCTCTCGTACACCGTGATGATGAAATCATACGGACAATACAGTTTGTAAATGTCCTGTACCTTCCTGCAGTCAGCATGTACGAGCATGTTCCCCTTTTTCTTCTTCTGTGAAGAGGCTACTATACCGACCGATACACCGCATTCACTTATGTAATCGAGTTCCTCTTCAGTCTGAAGCAGATCTGCAAGGACATTGTCATATTCTTTTGTGAGCTTGTAATCATTCTTCATAACTTCTCTCCTATCATACTATCACTACATAGTGTGTTATTGTGTGTTATCTTTTAGAACCCTGTCCACCATTTCCAGTGCTTTCTTGTGCATATGTCCTTTGACATGA